GAAAGAGGCTACCAACGCGGTGTGCTTGGGATCTCCCTATACTTATTGACCGCCCCCCTTAATATTATTTTTATTATTTATAGTATCTCTTAAATCTTTTATTTTTTTTGTCTGTAATAGTAGGGATAAATTAGCTCCTATCATTTGACATTCTAACTGTCCCATCATACCTGTAAGTCTTTTTATAGATTTATTTTGTATTGATATTATCTCTTCTAAAGCCTTTACTTCTTTGTCTTTGCACTTACAACTCATCTCTGTTTATCTTTTCTAGTTCAAATTCTAAATGGTTTATCGCTTTTTTTATGCACTCATAAGGACTGTCATGCTTACGATAAGCACGTAAGAGATAAGTTACGGCGTTTCCTAAATTCCAATTCAAGTCAAAGCCTTCTATTACTTTCCTAGCTTCATATCCATTATTCCCTATGTAATAGTGTGGGATGTCTATGTCTATCTTAGTATTGTCTTCAGTTGTATTCATGTTTCTTTCAATGTCGTAATAATATTTACTTTTTTTCATAGTCTTTTAATTAGTGGAGAATATCGGATTCGAACCGATGACCTCCTGCGTGCAAGGCAGGCGCTCTAGCCAGCTGAGCTAATCCCCCTTTTTTCTTTTAGCCTTTGCCCAATTAGTTTTCTGATTGTGATGTGATAAACATAACGTCTGTAAGTTACTTGGGTCAAGCTTCTCTCCTCCGTCTATTATCTCTACTATATGGTCAACAATCAAATTCTCTATATTAGCTCTACCTTCTTCTTGACACCATTTACAAACAGGATTTGATTTAATAAACCATTTCCTTAGTTCTCTCCATGCAGTAGAATTATAAAAATCAGAATGAACAGATAAATGTTTAGCTTTATATCCAGACTTCTTACTACTTGAAGCAATCCATTTCTTTTTCTTTGATTTAGGTAGTGTTGGCATTAGTTTAATAAAATATTGTCTTCTTCATCTATTTGTGGCATCTTGTATTCTAATTTGATTATAGGAGGTATTCCGTCTTCATTAATCCAATTATCTACAAAATCCATAAGTTCTTCTATTGCTCTAGCGTTTCCATCGTCTAAAGATTCTGTGTCTTTTAAATAGACTTCAATACTAACTGATGCGATTATTTTCACTTTGTTTTTTGTTTTCTTCTTCTGTAATTACTTTAATAAAAGAAGCTATTAATACTATTATAAATAATGGCAAAAATAATATAAACATTATTAGCTTAGATAATATATAATAAATAGATTTAATAATTGTATATTTTTTTATCTTCATAAACTTTAATATCGCTATTTTGATTATTAATATCAACTCGACTTCTCTCAGTCCTATAATCTTCTGTTTCTCCGAACATTAATTGATATCCAACATCTGACTTAATTACTTTAGGTAGTTTTAAAATAAACTCTTCTGACTTTTTATCATAGAACCAAATAATCTGATGTCTGGTGGCTCTAGTCAAGAGTAGTTTTATATTTATTAATTATCCTTTCAATTGTAGATTCATACCATATTGGAAAGTCATACTTTTGGTCTCCTTGTTCCCATACTCTGTATAGAACGGCTCTAAGTCTTTGAGAAGATGTCTTAGTCTTTCCTACTTCGTAGTCTGAAGTATATTGCTCTACAACTTCTACTTCAGCTTGTGTAATGTCGTCAGAGCTTATTAGAACCATTCCAGGAGTCTTTCTAAGTGCGAATATCCTAGTCATTGTGTCATCGTTTAGCTCTTGAGTGTGTATATTAATACTCATTGATCCGTCAGCTAATGTTGAGACCTTATTTACTCCTCCTTCAAAAACTACTGTTTTTTTCATTCTTTTAGTATTATTGTTTGCAATTTATAAAATATTTTAATATCGATTAGTTTTAATTATAAACATCACAATGTTAATTTCATATCTCTTATCTTTTCTTTTATATTCTCAATGGCTTCTTCATAGTCTACTCTACTTAATTTAACAGTAGTATTAGCTCTTTCTTCAAGTTGCTTTGCAGTTCCTTCTCCATATTTTTTATCTATGCCTATTGACGCTCTATACTGATTTCCATTCAAAAAAGTATTGCAGTAACTACATTGGCTATTAACGTTCTTTTCATCCCAACGAGTAGCCATATGTCTTCTAGACATAAAATGACCAGCATGAATAGATCCTCCAAAAGCTGGAGCTTCCTTACCGCAAGAAATACATAAACAGTTCCCTTTATAATCAGAGTCTCTTTTTCTTATGTATTCGCTAAATAGTTTATCTAGCTTAGCTTTAAGCTTACTTGTGGTAGTTTTAGCCATTTTTAATCTTTTTAATTTCCCTTGCTTTCAATATCTTTCCAAAAGATTCCATTCGTTTCTTATAGATTGTGTATTCTTCAATTGCATTGCATTGCCTTCTATATTGTTCTGACTTTTTATAGTCTCTTAAAAACTTATTCCAAGTAGGAACATTAATGAAAATAGGAGGGTCATTATCTCTCAATCCTTTGTTTAAAGCGAATTTAACCTCATCAAGCTCCATTCTACTGTATTTAGTAGCTAAGTCCTCTACTAACGTATTAGTCTGTAAAACTACCATCTCAGACTCAGGCTTCTGTCCTAGTTGTATATATAATTCTTGTAGTATTTTGTAGCATTCCGTAGTCAAAGACTTAACATCTGTCTTCCATAAATACCATATCTGTTTACTTTTGTCCATCTATCTCTTTTCTTACTGACATTAATAATTCCATTAAAGCATCGTAAACAGCTTCAATCTCTTCTTCTCCTAACATCTTTACTATTTCAGCTTCATATTGAGCCGACATTTTTATAAGTCTATTAAACTTCTGTTTTAATACTTGCTTATGTGTTCCTTTTAAATTATACAACTGCTCATTAAAAGCTCTAAAAGTAGCTAATAAAGGGGTCACGTCTATTTTTTGTTGTTCAGTCATTAAATTGTTTTTTTAGTATTTCTAATCCGTTATTGTATTCAGTCATCATCGTTTTAACTTTTCTTTCTTTTTCTGTTTTTATTGGAAACAATCCGACCCAACCATTTTCCATTGATTGCAATAATATTTCTTTTTGCAGTTCTTTGTCATCACCAGCTAATTTCAAAAGTTTACCTATTGCAGCTTTTTCTCCTAAAACTTTATAACTTTTTCTGTATTCTTTTTTCCTAAATTCTTTCCATAATTCCCAAGCTTCTAAATTTAATTCATTTGGAAAACTCAAAACGTGTGTTTTATTATTATTAGTATTTAATAAATTTAAGTCTTTAGTATTATTAGTCTTTAGTAGTGGTGCATTTTGTATATCTACTTTTTCTACTTCTACATTTTGTACATCTACCTTTTGGGTATATGGCTTTTCAAAGATTATATAATCCCAAGAAACAATCTTTCCATTCTCTCTTTTTTGTTCTCGTTTCATATAACCATTATCAGTAAGCTCTTTAAATGCACTATAAATGGCTTTCTTACCATCTTTATGATGTTTCTCTACTTCTTCTACATAAAGCTTCCAATCGTTAGGCAAAGCTAATAAGTGACAAAGTAAACCCTTAGCTTTTAAGCTCATATCTTTATTAAATATGAACTCGTTGTTGATTGTAGTAAAGTTTGTGTTTTTAACTACTCTAATTCTTTTCATCTCTTAAAGTATATTTAGAAATCTTAGTAGTTCTTCCTAGTCTTGTGTTAACTTGAATACGTTTATCTGGAATGATATACCCTTCATTTCTAAGACAGTATATGTGATGGCTTAGTCTAGTGACTCCGTATTCCATTATAGCATCCCAGCTAGTTATTGATCCATACTCTTTTAAATGTCCTAAAATTTGTTCTTTTTGTGTCATTGTTTTGGTTTTATAAATTATCTAAGTGTTGTTTAATTTTAACTTTTGCTTTTTGAAAATCTAGCTTTCTTCTTCTTACTTCTTTTAAAATGTCTTGTACATCAACTATTCCAATCTCAGATTTTGCAACTTCAACTAAAGCTTCATATTTTTCACTATAAAATCTATCCATTAATAATAAGTTTGAATGTTGTTTATAATGATGTATCATAGAAGCATGATGCATATTGAATTCTTTTGCTATTCGTGTATATCCAAAATTGCAAATATCTTTGATAGCAGAATAAGCCATCCTCCGAGCGTCTATTAAATACCTTTCTCTAGATTTTGTGTCAAATTGTTGAGGTGTTATATTGTTAATAAAACAAGTCGCTTTAATTATGCTTTGAATGTCATTCTTTTCTTTTAATAATATGTCTAAATCATCCATCTTCATTTATTTTTTTTCTCCTAAATTATATTTATCCTGTACACAGTAACCATTTTTAATTAGGTCTTTGTAAAAATCGCTTGATTCTTCTTGCGTCCCCACCAAGAAAAAAGAATCTCCTTCATAACTTGCGTCTGAATGCCAACGAGAAGTTCCAAAATCAAAATTCTTTTGAACTCCGTTTAGCTTTGGATTTTTAACTACAAAGACCCAATTAAAAATAGTTGCTTTATTCTCTTTCATCTTAAAATGGTAAATCGTTGGTTTCTACTTTTTCAAACTTATCCGAATTTCCATTAGACTTGGCTATTTGCCAAACATTAGCAGTCGTATAAAACCGACCATTAAATTCTTTAGAAGACAAATTATAAGAGACAGTCACAACGTCTCCGATATTATGGTTTTCTAACATCTTTACTTTTTCCTCACCAAATGCAGTAAGGCAAACTAAAGGATTGAATTGAGCTTCTGTTTCAATAACAAACTCTTGTTTAATCCATTCCCTACCAGCTTTTGACGTGCCACCTTGAGAATCTAATACTTTTATTATTTTTCCTTGTACTTGTTGTTCTAACATTTTTAAAATTATTTAATTAATTATTTGATTTTTTAAAGCTTTCGCTTTCATCTTCTCCAAAAACCCCGAATTGATATAAACCGCAAATAGTCAATATACTTCTACTTAAAGCTCTCTTTTCTGAGATTTCCATGACATACCAGCTATTCGTATTCCCTTCTTTATATGTGTCTCCTTTTAAAGCACTTCCAAAAGTCTCGATAGTTTGAGTATCTGATTTTGCTATTGCTTTAACTACACAGTAGTTTTTAGAGCATTCTATTACTTCGTATGTAACAGAAATATTATTATTCGCTTGAATCTTTTGAATGCCTCCTCTTGTGATAATTGTAAAATTTTTATGAACAAAAACATCTTCTTCAAGTAAACTATTCTCTTTAAATAGCCTATTCATTATTTCGCTTTTACTTGTCATTAGTTCCAAATTTTATGTAAAATATTAATAAAGTAATAAAAGAACCTGTATAAGCACTTAATATGTAATCTAATGGCATAGGTGCAAACATTAATAATATTGCAACTAGAAGCCCTAAAACAGCATTATACGTTAAATAGTCATCCATATCAAACTCAAAGAATTGAACTTGAGTTCCAATTTCTATCTTTGCTTGGTCTTTTAAAAATTGTTTTTTTGCTAAGTCTCTCATTATAAATTTTTTAATTTATCAAGTTTTAATAAAACTAATGCTAAAGCATCCGCTTTTCCTTGATGATAGTTAGACATTTCTTTATTGTTTCTTGATTCTTCTTGTCTAGATTTACCTACTTCTAGACTTCTCATAGTTGAATACTCTTCTATAATATCATTTAACATTTCTTTCTTATCCATTTCTTTCATCTCTTATTTCTTTTAGTTGTTTAGCTTTTTTAATTTCAAATAAATAACATTTATAAGATAAATCTATGTCATCTATTAATAGTTTAAAATCTTCATAAGAATAATCGAAATCTGAATTGTATAACCAATGAGTCAAAGCTTCTAAACTTTTTATTGCCTCACGTTTTTTGATTTTTGCACTCATAATATTAGTTTTTATGTTAATTAAAAAAAAGGAGATTGCTCTCCCATTGTTATTATTTTTCTATTGCGTAGTAATTAGACCATCTATTAAATTTTGCTGATTTATCATATTCTCTTTTATACATTGATTGTGCCTTTCTGATGTTATCAGCTTTTATAATTGCAACTACTTCATATTTTTTATCAGTATAATCTCCAAAACCATATTCAGCAGTATTGTCTGTAATTCTTGTTATTTTATTAATTTCAAATGTTCTCATTGTTTTGTGTTTTAGTGTTATCGTTTGGCTAAATTACAAATATTTACTTATTGTGCAAACTTATTAACATAAATAATGAAAATAAATGCTATTTACTAGATTAAAAAAAAGTTAATATTTTTTAATAATATATAAAAAAAGGAGAGATTTTACTCTCTCCCTCATAACACTAAACACTTAGGACAAGTGTGTTTCTACTAAAAATCGTTGCAAATATACTAAAAAATATGGGTTAAATGAGCAATCTGTCCAAATTCATTATGAACAAAACCTTCTACTGCTTTTACGCTTCCAGTATATCCCTTTTGAGCATGCCATGAATCACTAGAACTAGGACTTCTAAGAAATTCAACAGTAACCCCTATATTATCAAATGAAGTCATAAATTTATATCTTTGTTTATGATGTAAGTGGTGTAGATACCAGTATCGATATTTTGTTTCAGACCATTTTAAAGGCTCTTCTTGAGCCATATGGAGAGGCAGCGAGTTTAATTTAGCTCCGTCGCCATGAGTTAATCCTATTAAACTATTTTTCCAAGAGTAATATTTCCGATGCATAGGATTAGCATCTACTGTGACGGCTTTTGTGTTTCGATACCATGATTTAAGAGCGTGTGCTAAATGAAAGCCACTCATATAGTCATGGTTGCTCATTGAATGAATACAATCCACAGGAGCTATTTGCATAAGCATCTCTACAATTTCGACATAAAGTTCCAAAGCTTCTGTGAAATGACGATACCACTTGCCGTCTGTGTCTTGAGGGGTAAGCTTTGTAGTGCTTCCCATTGTGTTATCTGTGTGCAGTATATCGTTCCCTATACAGAATAAAATTTTTGATAGTGGGTATCCTTCTGCATTTCTTAAAATACCTTTTACGCCCTCTCTAACTCTATTTTTTGCGATTTCTACATTATACTCCTCTCCAGTTTCTAAAGCATCAGCATACTTACCTATATGCACGTCAGCAGGGTTTATAATAAGTAAGTGGCCATCTTTTCTTTTAGGGTAATCAATAGAAGGATATTTAGGAGAATAGCTACTTATAAGCTTCTCAATAGATTTTAAGAAGTCATCCTTGTTAAATTCATTAGGTTTGGCAAAGATTGAGAACTTTTGACTTTTATACCAATAATGAGAGATAGAATTAATGTCAATACCAGCCTCTAGACATTCTTTAGATAGTAATTTATTAGTATTTTTTTCTTCTCTATATTCGTCTACAAGTTTCCATTCGTCTTCTTTTAACCTATACCTTTTATAGTCTGTCATTTTCTTTTAATCTTTTCGTACGAGCGTCCTCCAAAGTATGCTCCGAAAGCTGTTATTGCTAACATTTGCCACATATCAATAAAACTATCTTTTATATCCAGCCCAACAAAACTAAAATCAAGGATAGTAAATATAGAAAGAACAATAAGTAAAAAACCCATGCTAAGAGGACGAATACTTTTTGAGAGCCAGTTGTCGCTTTGCATATCAGCTTTCCATCTTTCGCTAACTTGTTGCTGTATTTTTTCTTCATAATTTAAAATGTGTTTTTCTAGTTCGGCTTTTATAGTTTCTTTTTCTTCAGTAGATGTGTGTATTTTATCAATAGCATTTCCTACCGAATCAACTAACTCTTTAGCTCCAGAACTAAAAATTTTCCCTATTATACTCATGTTTGAAATCTTTATAAGTGATTGTTACTTCGTTTCCCAGTTCAAGCTGTTTAGCAATTTTTGGGTAAATTCTTTTATAAGCGTTTGTAGATTTGCCTATAAAACCATCTTTGATAATTACGTTATTTTCTTGACTATCTCCTACTAATAAACATCCAGCCGTGTGTTCATCAGTATTTCCACAATGGATCAAGACGTATTCAAATTTAGGAACGTCTAAAACTTGTATCATTCCTTTATGAATGCTTTTAAATCTTTTAGAATATTTGTTATGAAAGCCACCCTCTTTTCTAAGACCTAAAAAATACGTTCCCTCTGGTATTCTGGTCTCGCCTTTTATTTTTAAAACTCTAGCTTCGTCTTCTAATGTATAACAAAGAAATAGATTCCCTAGTTCAGTAACTTCAAAAAGAAGACCATTAGTGGAATCAGCTTGACTGCTAAACCTTAAACATAGTAAGTCCATTATTTATTCTTTTGCTTAATAAATTCCAGGATAATATTAATTTTTTCCTTGATGTATGCCGTGTCTTTAGCGTTTCTCTCATGGTGTTTAGAGAACTCTCCTTTTACTTCATAGATGCTAAATACAAAAAATTTATATAAAGCATATAAAGCACCGATTAAAAGTATTAAAGTTAATCCGTATCGTTCTATTAATTTTAGTATCTCTTCCATTTATTTATGGTTTTTACAATTTTTATATGTAGCTAGTTCTTTTTCTAGTTCTACAATTCTATCTTCATTCTCATTTATAACCTTAATCTTTTTCTCTAGCCTCTTTTCAAGCACTACAATATCTTCTCCTAGTTGACCTATTTGGGAGTATGCTATTCCCATAGTGAAGATAATACCTATAACCCAAATTATATTCCCTATGCTTAAAGTAAAATCTTTGTTCATCCTTGTCCTCTTGAGGGTTTTTTTCTTTGTTTCTTAGATGTATTCTTAGAATGAACACCTTTTCTTTTTTTCTTAGCTGACTTCATAAATGTACGAGATACGTTCTTTGCCATTTTAATTAAGTGTTATTGATGCCGTTTTAGTTACCGCACTTCTTCCAGAATTATCTACTACTATTATGTCTAAAGTATAACGTCCTCTAGTATTAGTAACCTGAAATTCAAGAGTGTGATTTGCCGTTGTAAGGTTTTGACCTACTTTAGCAGTATTAGTAGTTATGGCATTAGACTGAGCTGTTGTTATTGTCGTGCCGTCATCTTCTGTATTATGAATACTTTTAGTTAAGATGTGAAATATAGCTCTTAAATTTTCGTTATTTATTGGAGGATTTAACTCATTAAGACTATTAGCAGTATCTTTGCTAGAAGTAAATAACTCCTCTATAATGTCTAACAATTCAGCTCTCGTTCTTTTTTCGGTGCTGTCTACTGTTATTTTAGGCAAAGCACTAGTAGGCTTTTTAATTAAAGCTTTATATTTATCTTTTATTGAAGTATCTGTATAATTATCTTTTGCCATTATTTACGCTTTTTTCTATTGTAAATATATTTATCCGCAGTATAAACTATTGTTAAGATTAACAATCCTATCTTTAATAAAATTTCAATATTAGCTAAAGATACAAAAGTAAAAGTCCCTACATTTAATAATAATACGTCTTGAGTTTCTTTTAAGAGATTTTTCATTTTTAATGTGTATTTGAGTAAATTATTTCCATATTTGCGTAAACATAAAAATTTCCACTTCCTGGAGTTGTATTCATACTAATACTAGGAATTAAATTGTCAGTAGTCGCAAAACTAGAATTTGATGCCGCACTTATATCTCCTGAGTCATATTCAAATCCATGTTCTAAATCCGCAACTGAAGTAAATGATTGCGTATCTATTAAATTCATGGCTGTCTGTGTAGTAGCTCCAACTGTAAAAGCTTTTTTCCAGAACTGCAATTTGGTGACAACGCCACTAGCTAAATCAGTCACTACATTTCCTCTTATTTTATGGATAACAAAATTAGAACCAGTTTGATTTAGGATTGAATACAGAGCAGCCCAAGAATTATCATAATTACTTCCATCCGCTATTGTGACACTAGTTTCAACAGTAAAATTATCATTATAAGGTAAACTAAAAAAGTCTCTAGTTCGAGTTCTACTATTTACTGGAAAATTAAAAGTTACATGACGTGAATGGAAAGTATTAGTAATTTTATCCCATTTTTCGTTTTGTGGAAATATTATTATACTTCCAATTAATATAAGACTATCAGTAGTAATAGAGGAAAAAGAAATACTTGTATCCCCTCCTTTTAACGGAGCTGTTAAAGTAAGTGGATATTGTTCTCCATTTAATCTATTTATAATAACTAAATTTTGCCCAGTTTCTGCTATACGAGTTGGACACGTTTCAATTTCTAAACCTGTAATCGTAAAGTCATCAGTAGCTTGAGCTATTGTAGCGACAGATTCATTTCTAAAATAATTTAATAGACTCATATTACCAAGATGTTATCTTTTTTCCAACTTTTTTATTTTCGTCTTTGCCTAAAGGAAGGTCTGTAATAGAAAATCCTTGAGTATTACTGTTTACAATTACTTCATAGTATTCTCCAGACCATGTATCATGATTAGCATTAAAAGACATTTGAGAAGGCAAATAGTATTTCCCATCTATCGAAAGACTGTTAAAATAATTTAGTTCGGATGTGTCTCTTATTTTAATTGATCCATTAAAAATACCAGCTCCTTCGTCTTGACCTTTTAAAATTTCTTCAGTCAAAAGTTGTGTAAACCTATAATCAGTTCCACTACCATAAGAATCCCAAGTTGCATTGGTAGCATTACTCCAGACTGATCCGTTATAACTTTCTATTTTTCCTATTGCTGCTGCATCAGGACCACTTCCAAAAAATAAATCCCCTACTTCATACTCTGTTCCATTCTCTATTAAAGTTCCACTAGGAGTGTTAGTAGCTTCAAATATTTGACCAGCAACCGCTTCTCCATTAACATAATATTGAATGTGTTGTTCATCGTTAGTATCTGGTCTAGAAAAAATAAATATTTCATCCGCCCCAGTATCACTTGATCCGATTGTTGTTAATACAGTCGGCGTATCTAAATCATTTCGTGTAACTATGCAAAAAGTATCTAAAAACAAAGTTCCATCATTAGGAAGTTCATCAGTTTCAAACTCAACTAAATACTCTTCATTATTTATAGGACTATAATTATTTATCAATAAATTCCATGTAAAGCCAGGAGTATAAGGTATTGGAAACTGAGGAGCAGAATTAAAAGAGTTAGTTGTAATGGTATTCGTTTCCCAGGGAGAACATTCATTGCCAACAGGACAACAAGTTTTAGTGTCGGAACTCCCTACAAGTCTCAATCTCATATAATGCTTAATGACAAAAGACTGATTCATAAAGTTAGCAGTAACGAAGTCAGCTTGTGTTAAATTAAAAGCATTACTAAAGACTCTTTTAAAACTTATTGTTCCTCCTGTAATTGCTGAAACGTCACCGAGTTTAATTTTTAAACATTGCGTCACACCATTAGCAATGCCATAACTTGTAGCGTCAACAGGGTTTGGTCCATTCATATATCCATTCCATGTGATAATAGGTTTACTTCCATCAGAAGAAGTGAAATCTGTCTCCGTACCTGATCCATATTGATAAGTGATAAACGGCAAATCAAAAGCTTTTATAGTATCATATTTCGCACTTACTTGTCTAAGTATTGGCAAAGTGTCAAAAGTAGCTCCAGCTAATCTAGTATAAGTACTTCCTTCAGTTTTTCTATAATCAACAGTTCCAAAATTAAAAATCGTTCCTGTCGTTTTATATGTTCTAAAAAAAACATCAGTAGCACTTCCCATATAGTGATAGGAATTAACTTGTATAAAATGCCAGTATCCATCAGATTGAAACAATCTAGCTCCCCAAGCTTTGCAAATTCCGTTAAGGAGTTCAAATGCAGATTGTCTTGTAATAATACCTGTATCAGGATCAGTAGTAGCAAAGGCAAAAGGATTGAATCTAGTATATCCTAAAGGATCAACACCACTACTTCTAGGGATTAAATCATTCGTCCAATCAACAACAGTATATAAATAAGTATCACTTCCTCCCCAGTTTGCAGAAGTTCCTATTTGAAGTTTTAAAGCGTTTCTAATAAGTTCAAAAGTGACATAAGTAGAAATGTCAAGATAATTAATATCTTCTGTGTAAGTTATCTCTGATAGTTGTGATAGACCACAAATAGCAGTTAAGGTGAATCGTCTCGGAAAACCTTCGTCTTGTTCAGCATTTATGTCATTTAGAATGTTTCCAATCCAGAATAATTCATAAGAACCTCCTGATATTTTCTTTTCTATTTTTAGTTGAAACCTTTTATAGTCAGCTATTCTAATAGCGTTGATAATTGCTTGTTCAAAAGCGACAGTCACAAAAACATCTAAAACAACTTCAGAAGGAATCACACCTGTAAACCTATCGTCAGTATCTGTTTGATAAGTTAAATCAAATCCATTATCTCCTAAATTCACAACAGAAGTAGCACTAGAAGGAGAATCAGTATCTACTACGCTTACTTGATAAGTGACACTTGCATTACTTGTGAACTCATTTGTTAATCTGCTAACTATCGCCATTAGTATCCTCTTGTACGTTTTCTATTATCTCTTGCTCGATCAGAACTTATTAAAATGTCTGCACCACTTATTCTTCCAAATACTTCAACACCGCCACCAGCTCCTCCCATCATAGATTTTAACTGATTTAAAGGAGCTACTACTTCAGGATTACTAATACTTGTTCCAGGACCTTCTCCAATCAATCCTAATGTAGGACCACTAACTAAACCTCCAGAGGCAAAAGCTAAAACGTTGCCTAAAGCATCTCCAAAAATATTACCTACTCCTCCTCCTGATCCTAATAAATTTCCAACGTTAGTACCACCCATTAAAGTATTAATAAATGCCGTGACTGCTAATTGAACTAATAGTTGTTTTATAGCGACTTTAATACCATCAATAAAAGTATCTAAAAAGTTGCCACTTGTCATCATTGCGTTTCTCATAGTCATTTCAAAACTAGAACCAAATTGAGTAAAAGCATCTTCTATCGTATTTACCATCTCTTGCATTGGGGTAAGAGTTTCTACTAAACCTTTAGCTTCCACAGTAGCCATTTCAAAACCTTCTCCTATTTTTGGCAAAGCAACTGCTAAAGCTTTTATAGGGGCAACTCCAAGCTCTTCTAATGATGGTAATGGTGAATCTTTATCTGTTTTAGTTGATACTGCTGGTTTAGGGGTCATAAAAGGTTTGCCACTAACTGGATTAACAGCTCCTCCCATCATTCGATTTATAATGTCTTGGGGATTTCCTCCAGTAGTTTGTATGTCAAAATTTAAACCTTTTTCTAGTTCATCTTTAGCATCTTTAACTCCTAAAATATTATCTTTTAAATCTGTAAAAGCGTCAGAAACATATCCCCAATGTGTTACTATAAAACTAGCGGCGGTAATTAAGCCAGTAATTATACGACCTGCAGGAGTTAAGTTTCCAAGAACTTTAATAAATAATTGAATAGCAGGAACTAAAGAAGCTAAAAAGAATTTTCTTACTTTACTAAATACAGTTACTAATCTTCCAGCAATTGATACAAATAAAGCTAAACCAGAAACATATCCAGCCGTTTCAATAGCACCTTGTTTTTGTTCACTAGTAAATTGTTTAGTAAGTTTTGTTAAATCAGTTAGAACTCCAACTAAAGATTTTGCAACTGGTAAAAGTTCTACGCCTAATTCTGCACCTGCGTTTTTTAATTCTGCTTGTAACTTTCTCAATTGATTAGCAAAAGACTCTGATGTGTCTTTAACATTACCAACAGCATTAGCACTTTGTTTTAAAGCTAAGTCAAAAGTCAATTGTGCTTTAGTGACCCTGTCAAGTTCTTTAAAAACTAAACCTTGAGCTGAAGCATAGCTTTTTAAATCTTCTTCTGCTATTTTAATTCCTAAACTAACTAATGCATCTCTCTCTCCTAATAGAGCCTTAGTTAATATTTTACTTGCTCCAGTAGCACCTTCACTAAAATTATTAAAAGAAGCTAAGTCAGCCGCTAACTGTTGTACCTTATTTGATAACTCTAATGCTTCAACTTGCGTAAAACCAAATCCAGCTAATAAGTCTCCTGTGCTTCCTAGTAATTCTAAGGCTTCCTTATCGCTTAAATTAAAGCCGTCAGCTAAATCTTTAGCCGTCTTATTTGCATCTTTAGATATGTCACTAAAAACAACTTCAAACCTATCTCTAACTTCCTCAAAATCAGAAGCCATTTTAACAGCCGCAACACCTATTCCAAGCATTGGAACAGTAAAATTCTTAACAACAGTATCCCCTACATTTTTGAGTTTATTGCCAAACTTCTGTAAAGACCTAGTAGACTTTCTAAGGTTAGTTTGAAATTGCTTATCATTTAAGCTTAATTTTACGGATAATGTTTTAGTCGCCATTTTTTTTGTTTATTAAACCATATTTTTTAGCTACGTATAAAGCTTTCTTTTTTTGTTTTTCAATATCTTTAATCTCTTCTCCTTTCTCCCAGTCAAACCTAACAAGCTTTTGAGGGGTTAAGTTTTGTCCTTTTTTTGTATGCGGTTGGAGGTTGCAAGTCGCTAACCATCTTACCCTCTCCCATTCATATCGTTGCAACAATTCGAACCTATCATTTTTACCCTTTTGAATACAAAAGAACTCATGAAATGTTAATCCCCAAAACTCTTCTGGCATCAATCCTAAACCATAAGCAACGGCTTCTAAATCGTTCCAAGTTACTTCTTTGCTTTCGGGAGCTTCTTGACTGCTCCCTTCGGCTTTTTTTCGTCACTAAATTTAGATGAAAATTGCTCAGTAAATACATTAAGAACTTTATTCATTGCATCAAAATCTTCGTCTAAAAGGTCAGCAACATCATCAATAGTTAAAGAACATTCTTGACCACTTACTCTAGAGCCATCTTTTATTCCATTTAAAATAAGATAACAAGCATCGTCTAAACTCATTCCATCACCTAAGCTATCTAAATCTGATAAACTTCTCCCAGTATCTTTACAGAACATTCTCAAAGAGTTCATTCCAAATCGGCAAGGGTAATCTTTTTTATTTATTATTACTACTTCGTACATTTTTATTATCGTTTTTATCGTTATTAATTATCGTTATATATCATTGGAGAGGAGGAGACTAAGCTCCAACCTCAACAACGATAAAATCATTATACTGCCGTTTGAAGTATATCTCCAGACCCTTCGATAGATACCGAATAAGTTGGAGCGTCTTCAGTGCCGCCAGAAATCTCTAAAGAGGTAATAAATCCAGAACCAGTATATTTGTAACCAGCTGGAGTAGCTAGTGCAAATGTAAAAGTTACTGGCTCTCTATCTCTTGATTGTGTAAATATTTCGTCAACATCAGTTGTACTTCCAGAACTTACGAAATCCATAAGTCCGTCAGCACTTAAACTAAAACTTTTAGTTCCGCCTAATAAAGTTCTATTACCACTAGAATCTTTGTTTGTGATGTCTATTGTGTCTACATTATATGATAGACTTACGTTTTGCGAATGCATTAATTTAAATTCATCTGCTGCACCAGTAGCAGCTTGTAATTTTAAAACTAGATTCGTCCCATTGAAAATTGCCATTGTTTAAAATTTTTTATTTGTTATTATCTTCTTTCTTGCTTTCTTTTTTATTATCAAGAGCCTTCCAAGACTTTAAGACCCTATATTCTTTGATACCTACTGTGTAAGATTCGCCTTTTTTATAATCGACTCCTCTAAAAGTAATATCTTTTTTTAACTTTATTTTATACATATCTATTATTTTATATATTATCTATTTATATTAAACTGATAGTCATGTGATATTTGATAGATACCACTCACTCCAGACGTATCGTTAAAAATTTCGTTGCTATTTTGAAAAAATATTTTATCAACTACCACACCCTGAAACGTTCCACTTACATAATCTAAAGCGGTTCTAACCTTACCGCTCAAATCAATAATATCTTCATAATTGTTAGCTACTAAAGTAATCTGTACAGTTACATAATCATAAGTAGATGCATTGTTTTTCACTATGGTAGGTAAATCAGATACTACTTGATAAACAATATAAGGCAAACTAGGTCTGTTTTTAGTAATTTTTAAACGTGACGGATAGACAGAACCAGCTATTATTGTATTAACTGGAGAGTTATTTGTTAAAATATCGTATATGGCTTTTCCTACTTCCATTACTTAGCAAATCTTTTAGCAATTATTGTCTTTAAATTTCCTACCAAACTATTCAAAACTCCAGCTCCTTTACTTAAAGCCGTTGCATCTAACATTCTTAATCCTGGAATCCCATTGTATCCATACTCATGAAAGTAAAAATAAAAACCACTTCTATCTTCTTTGTCATAAGCCCCCTTAACTCTTGGCCCTACATAAACAGCAGGTTTACGTCCCCTTGAAGTTTTTCCATTTATTATAGCAATAGACTTTTTAAGTTGACCAGTATCTCTTTCTGGATTTTTTGAGTTAGTAGTTGGTTTTATTCTGTTTATTTGTGCTCTTAGTTCACCGACTAGAGGTTTAGCAGACTTCCTTAAAGCAGTTCTAAGAGTATTTCTAAGCTTAGTGTCGCTATCAGGAAACAACGTGTCCAAGTCTTTTATTAAAGAATCTAGTTCTTTTTTTTCTATTTGAAGACCTACAAAACTATTTTTATTTAATACTGCCATTAGCTTGTAAATATATTTTCTAAATCTTTTAGCTCTAAATCTAGAATCATTTTATCTTTTCTTCCTACTTCTCTTATTCCTCTAATAGCATAAGATTTAGTCCCATTTTGAATATAATACTGAGGAGAGCAATCTATTAATTTTCTGTATCTTATTAAACATTCTATTTTGTTTTCAGAAACTAAAGCATCTGACTCATAGCTTAAATTAACACCTTTGAAATCAAAGCTTCCATAAATAGTCACATTTGTAGTAGAAGTAGATTCTAGTTCTCCATACAAATTCTTAGTGAAATTTTGTTTGTATAAAGTTAATTTTCTATCTAACTTTCCGAAAATCATAACTCAAGCAATCTGTAAGGAGTTAAAATATACTCAACCATTAAAGGTAGCTCGGTCGCTATTGTACCTATTACTACGTCTTGTCTTTGCTCAAAATACCTTCCAACGATTATCAATATCGCTTGTTTTATTGCAGACTCTACGTCAGCCGCAGCCGATCCTACTGTAAACTCAACCTCAACAGCGTTTGGTCTGTCGTAAGTTTCTGGAAATGTTCCTGTGCTTGAGATATATATTCTTCCAGGTTTTATCTTGTCATCAAGAACGTAATTTGCACCAGCTAACGTTTGTTCTACGTCACTAGTATCTCTGTATTTTATATGTACTACTGACGCTACTATTCCGACTTGTAAATTCATGTAGTCTGGAAATTGGTCGTAATACAAATTGTATGTTTGTGTAATTAGTCTACGTCTAGTAAATTGTTCCACTAAATCAGTAGCTACTTCTATTAACGTTGTAATATAGGCATCGTCACTATCAAAGTCAGAATCTACTCTTAAATGTTGTTTAGCTTCAGCTAAAGACACAGCAGTAGAGGCAGGAGCAGTTTTTAAAACTAGCTTTCCATAGTTAACGTATCCGTCTCCATTAAGTAAATTATTTGGGTAATATGCCATTATAAAAAAATAATAAAGGAGAGAGGATTTCTCCTCCCTCCAATTAAAAAAAATTACGCATTGTCTATTTTGACAGCCGCAGTAGAATTTTGAACCATATCACCATCAACTAAAGAAGTTAATACATAACGAGGCTCACCAGTTCCAGCATTAGTATAGATGTCATATATAACGTCTAAACCACCAAACTGAGCAACGTGAACTTTACTAGCATCTAAAAGCATATAGTTAGTTCCTGTTCCAGAACCACCACCTACATTAGATGAAGTAAATGCAAAGTAACCAAAGAATGATTTGTCTACATTGTCATAAGCAGGAGACACAGAACTTACTTGAGCTAATGTTTTAGCTTCAGCTAAAGCACCTGAGTCTAATAACCAAGCCATTCTAGCACCTTGTAAGTTTACACCATTTCCTAATAATGTAGATTCCATATTTAAAAGCTCAGCAGCAGTTGGAGCAGCACCCGCAACAGATTGAGTTGCAGCGTCTAAAAATATAGAAGTTGGAGCGTTTGCAATATCAGAGTCTCCTAATAAAGCTAGTTCCAAAGTAGAAGCAACAGAAGCAGCCATATTACGTCTCAAAGAAGCTTCGATAGAAGCATTTTGAGCAATAGCTTCAGCAGAAACATTTACAATAGAGATAAGTTTCTTAGGGTCTAAAGTTACGCTTGTCGCAGTACCATTAGCAGCAGGAGCAGCTCCTCCAGTTTCAGCAACGAATCCAGAATTGATTGCACTAAATACAGGGAACTTCATGTTGTCGATACCTGAGTAAAAGTTTGCACCAGCAGAAGCTAAAACTAAATTCGCTTCTAATTGGTCAGTCCAAGCCATTACTTCAGTAGCATTACCAGCAGCAGTTGCAACAGCAGCTCTTGTTAGAACTGAAGCTGGAATACCGATACCTTTAAAAGATTGACCAGTATAACGAGCCTCATTACGTGCCTCAGTATCCATCTCCTTAACCAATCCAGAAAGACGACCAGTAGCCGCTTGATGCATAGCATCTTGGAAAGAATAATCTCTTATTTCATTTGGAGTATTTTCTGTTACTTCTTTAACAGCTTTTGTAGCTTGAAGTTGTTCAAAAGATGCAGCTCTAGTAGCCATCTTATTCAACTCCTCTACTTTGTTATTTAAAGAATCAAAGTTAGCTTGTTCATCAGTATCCATGTCACGTCCTTCAGCAGATGCTACAAGACCTTCCATTTTTTCGATAACTTCAGCTCTTTCTTCTTTGTAAAGTTTTGATGTTTTCATTTTGAAAATATTAATATTTATTTTTTAAGATTTGCAAACGCATTTCATTGAGGGAGCGTTGTTTTAAATCTTGTTCTTTTATGCCCTCTGTTTTTTCTTCTTCTAAACTTGCGTCTAGTTTTTTCTTTTCTTCTTCTTGCCATTGTTCCATAGAACGTAAAGCGTAACTTCCAGCAGAATCATATGCAGGAAATGTGACGCTAGAAATATCGAAAAGACGTGAAACCTTATTAATAGTCCTTACGTTTAAACCATCTCTAGACTCCCACGAGTCATCTTCCACAACAAATGCAAAACTTGACTGACTAACAGTTCCGTCTTTCAAAAGTTCTACCAAGTCTCTACTTACAGAAGTATTCGCTAAATCAGCTTCGTATCTGAGACCTTTGTCATCAACAGAAAGTCTAAGCGTTCCGTTTGTAGTTCTTGCAAGTGGCAAACCTTCATGATTAACTAAGAATCTTACATCGTCCTCTAAACGTCCTTCAAAAGCTCCAGGAGCAATGTATTCAACAAAGCCACCTAAGTCATTAGATTGAGAATTAAATACAGCTCCGTAACCGCCAACTTGCATTTTATCGCCATCCATTCTAAGCTCTAAGTCTTGAACGTTAAAAGTTCTCACTTCTTTATTAGGATTACTTCTTTGATAAGTTTCTACATTAGGAGAATCTTCTATCAATTCGTCAACTAGTTCGTCTGCTATTTCTTCAGGAGTTTCTTCAGCATTCATTTCTGCATTATGTGCTTTCGCAAAATGAATAATGTAAGACTCCTCTGTCTCTTCTATTTTTTGTATGTGTCTATAATCTTTATTTTCCATGTCTTCTAAATTTTTTTCTTCTTTAGCTATTTCGTCAATTTTTCTTTTAGTCCAAGCGAATCCGACATCTCCTCCCCAAAGTCCCCAAGCTATTCGACCAGCACTAGGATAACCATCTTCTCCGCTTCTAAAGCCTTCAGCTTCTTTGTCAACTTCATGTCTACTAAAATAAGAGTACATTCTCTTAATAGTTTCGATAGATAAATTAACTCTATTTTTTATATCTCTAGCTCTAGCAACTCCAACCTCAGTTCCTCCTCTTCCAAATTCAGCTCTCCATTCTAAAGCTTGTTCAGCTTCGTTAGCCATTTCTTGAGTAGGCTTAGTATCAATATCTTCTAAAGCTCTATCTTCGTCTCCAAGTTGTAAAGAACAAATAGCTAATCTTTGCTCTTCGTCATACTCTTGCATAGTATCATCGCTCATGCAACGTTCTATGAATTCTTCATTGCCTTCGTTTATATTTTGTGTAGGGATCGGCATATTATTCGTCTTCGTCTGTTTTACCTATTGGAGCAAAGTTTAAAGGATAGTAATGCATATCGCCTTCTTCTCCTATTCTGTTAAGGTCTTCCATTCTTCTTATTTCATTAATAGATAAAACTCCAATCGCTGACATCTCTCTGTAATAAGTAGCTCTTGCACTTGAGTCTCCTCTCAATAATCCAGAAACGTTTATCTTAGTATAATAATCCCTTTGCTCATTGTCTCTAAATAGTTTTCTGTTAAGTTCTTGTTCTATGTTTACTATATAAGGGGTTAAAGTAAATCTAACAAAGTCAATAGACAGGGCTTCTATGCTTGAATAGTTAGCAGCCTTCTCTAAATGTCCAATTAAACTTAATGGAACTTTGAAGATTCTCGCAATCTCTTCAACTTGAAATCTTCTTGTTTCAATTAGTTGATAATCATTTGCGTTTATTTTAGTTTGCTCAAACGTCATTCCCTCTTCTAGGATTGCAGTTTTTCCAGCCGTAAAACTACCAGAATGATTTTGATTCCAACTAGTTCTAAGTCTTGCAACGGCTTCAGCACTTAACTTTCCAGGATGTTTTATTATCCCACCTACTTGACTAGAGTTCCCTAAGTAACTTCCAGCCATATCATTTGAACTTATTGATGTGCTTATTGTTGTTCTTTGTGCTTGTATTACAGATTGACCAGTAATACCATCTAGACTTAGATTGTAAAAATGCAACATATCTTCTTGCATAATTGCTAAGTCGTAATCTTTTACATCATAAAAAATCTTGTCTTCATGTCTTACTACTTTAACATTTTCAGATAAAATAGGTATAAGAGCGATAGGTCGAGCTAAAGAATCTCTCTCGATATAAAAGTAAGTATTCCCTTCAAGCAATAAATTGCTCATCAAAAACTCAATAAAAGAATAAGACGTCATCCATTGGTTAGGTCTTTTAGCTAGTAGTTTGTAGACTGGATGTGCTTTATCTGTTATTTTATCTTGGTCGTCTTCTTCTCTGTACACATTCACAGGAAGTGATGCGATGGATTCTGATATAATTCTTACACAAGCATAAACAGCAGAGAAGGATAAGCTAGATTCTTTGGTTACTGGTGTCTGGTTATTACTTCCAAACCCTCCCAAATTAGCTCTTAAGAAGTTGTTACTACGTTTCTCACCACGTAGAAAATCGAATAGTCCCATTAAAATAAGTTGTAATTACTTTACAAAGATACAAGATATGTCAAAACTTACACCATTAAATCCATAAAATTCCTCTATCATCATAAGAAGAGTCATCAGAATCATCATTCATATAGCATCCTAAAGCCATAACAAGGCTAATCATTCCGTCAATCTTCTCACTACTTTTGGATTTATCCATTTTAATATTACCAGCAGGATCAGATTTCATAGCTAAATTAGAACACATCCAACGGAGAACTTTATTCCCTCCGTGATTAATTTCTTTTGCTAGAACTAATTTTTCAAGTTGTTTAGTCGGAGCAGACATTGAAGCAAAGCCTTGACCAAATGGAGCTAAAGGAAGTCCGTCATTTACTAAATCAATAACTAACTGAGAAGAGTTCCACCTATCATAAGCTATCTCTTTTATGTTTACAACTTCAGCTAGTTCTTTTATTTTTTCTTTTATGTAATTGTAATCAGTAACATCGCCAGGAGTTAAATCCATTAAGCCCTCTTTACTCCAACCTATATAATCAACTTGGTCACGTCTACTTCTTACATAAGCGTTTTCTTTAGGAGCGAAAAAATAAGGTATTACAGTAAGCCTATCATCTTCTGGAATGATTAGAACAAAAGCTGAAATATCTCGCACACTCGCTAAGTCAAGTCCAGCATAAGCCGTCATACCTTTATAATCTTCTAAGTGTATTGGAGCTTTGTTGCACTCCATGAATTGAGCGTCAGATAACCAGCGACTGCTAGAACTCATCCATTGATTTAAATGTAATGTTCTCATCATATTTTCTGCGCTCGGCATTTTAATAGCTTTCTCTTGTTCACGCTTTAAATAATCCATTTTGATAATACCACTTGCAAGTCCAGGATTAGCAATTTTAAGAGCCTCCTCGCTTGTCCAATCTACATCTAAAGGACAAGCATACTTAATATAATAAAAACTAGAGTCTTTAATTATACCCTCAGACACTTTCCTTCCGTATTCTTCAGTCTTATAGCATATAGACTCACGATTATATCCAGCCGTTGTTATTGCTATTGTCAAAGGTTGCCTTCTACTACCAACCGAAGTAGTCAAGGCATCCCATAGGCTAGAATCTTTCTGTACAAAGAACTCATCCATACAAATGAAACTAGCGTTATATCCAAACTTAGAACTTGCTTCAGAACTAATAGCCTTGAAAGCTGAGTTGCTTTTTTCGTGGATGATAGAGTTCTTAAATACTTTGAGATTCTTGTTTAGTTGATTGTCAGCTCTTACCATACCACTAGCTACATCAAATATAATACCAGCTTGTTGTCTATCTCCAGCAGCAATATAACATTCAGCAGATGGCTCATTATCTGCTAGTAACATATACAAAGCAATAGCACTTATAAGAGTTGACTTACCATTCTTTCTTGGTAAGCAAATGTATGCAGTTCTAAATCTTCTTAAATCAGAATCTCTATATTTCCATCCAAATAAATCTCTAACTATTGTTTTTTGAAATGGCTCTAACTTGAATGGTTTACCTCCTAGCTCTCCTTTAATATGCTTAATATGAGTCTCTATAAAATAGACTACTCGGTTAGCAGCTTTTTCATCAAAGTAAAACTTCTTGTCTTCTTTAAGTTTCATTAAAATAAAGTTGTTTGAGCTTGATGTTGCTTAATTCTTTTGATTGCGTTGTCGTAGTATTCTTTGTCTAACTCGTATCCCTCTAAATCATATCCTAGATTATGACAAGCGATAGCTATTGAACCACTTCCTAAATGAGTATCTAGTATCTTATCGCCCTCCTTAGCATAATTCATTATTAGCCATTCATATAACTTAACTGGTTTTTGAGTTGGATGTATTCTTTGTTCTTTGTTTTTCATATCCCCTTGAATCATTCCATGCCAAGCAAATTTATAAGATTTAATTGAATTAATAAAACTACAATAAGCAAGTTCGCCATCGGAGTAAGTTGGCATTGTCACACATTTATCCCAATAGATTCTTCCACCAGTAAGGATGTTATAAGGGTAATAATTAACCCCCCAAATTATTTGGTTCTTGCTTACTCTTTTAAGTTCAACAAAGTAATCAAGAGAAGGAACATTACTATCCCAATTTTGATTTCCATAGTCTTTGCTCAATGCACTAGATTTTTTAGATTGTAATTTTTTTACACTATTTTTTTTATCAGCAGCTATACCATAAGGAGGATCAACTATTGCTAAGTCAAACTCATTGTCTTGCATTTCTTTTAAAGCTTCTAAGCAGTCTTTGTTGTATAAGTTTATCATTAGTCAAAGAAATTAAAGTCATCTGTTTGCTCCTCTTCTTGGTTTGGCATACTAAGAGAAGCTCGACTGGAAGGAGTAAATCCAAATTGCGTAGCAATTTTAATCGCATTTTGTAAAGCGTTTTGCATTATCTTGTAATCAGGAGCAATCTTAGAAGCTCTAAGTTTACCATCTTTGTCGTAGGTTCTTTCAGTATAATTCCCTCCAAGCCTTTTAGCAACCTCGTGATAAATTCCCATTTCGTTACAATAAGCTGCTAGAATTGATAAATCTGTTAGATGCAACATCTTAATATTAGCCAATTCATTAGTGACTAAATGCCATTCAGCACCTCCATATTCATTAAGGAAAGAAGGAGCATCAGGCATCTTGATTACTTGAGTGGTCTGCATTTCGTTGTTTACTAACCGAGACTTTTCGAGTGTGCCTTTTAGCTCCTTAACTTTATTTGGTATTCGCTTCCTTCCTTTCATTTTTAATTTTAAACAATTATAAAAAACAAAAATATAGTTATAACATAACTGAACTTAAACTGGTTTTAGTTTGGTTAAATCGTTCCCCTACGATTTACTATCAATATTGCGTGTAAAATATCGATACCTACCAACGCG